AAATGCACCATATTCCGCAGTTGTTGCCCTTGGAGCGTTTAACATAACTTTGTAGTATGTTCGGGACTTTGCGCCAAAATTCGCCATCTCAATAAACATATCTGTGAAAATCTTGTCCTTATAACTACCGCAGTAGATATAAGATCCATCCCTAATTTTCCACAGTTCTCCCGGCTTAACTCCAAGTAGTTCTTCGCCACTCTTTATCCGCTCTCGCCTTGCCTTATCTTCCTTTTGTTCCTTTTCCTTTAATTCGTTTTCCTCCTCCTCTTTTTTCCTTTGTTTCTCTTCGTCTTCCTCAAAAATATTTCCTGATGAACTCATTTCACCGAATACATCACCAATATCGCTGGTGAATGAATCCATCAGATCATTTAAAATCTTCTCATCAATTCTCGCCATTGATCCGATGGCATCATACGAGGCGAGAATCTTGTTTCCCTCAGCCTCATTCACATCAAGAATTAGGACTGGAATTTCGGCATCGCCACACTCAGCTGCCCGCATATGCCCATCAATCAGGATTAACTTGCCATCCTGTTCACGGCACAATAACGCTCCAGCAAAGCCAATCTCTTTTAGAGTCTTGCGTAATGCTTTGCGCTGCTTCTCTGGATGAACTCTATGGTTTAGCGGATTAGCCAGTAGATCACTGGCTTTTATGCGCCTAAACTCTTTGATCCTATCTTTGAAATCCATATCAAAAATCCTTTAGTGAATTCCTACATCTCTCGCATTCAGCTATGTGGGTTTTTAATCCACTCTCTAAATACTGCTTCTTCTCAATGGCTTGTGAGTTATTCGGTTGATGCTTAACAATTTCATTCACTGTCCCCAACTGTAGCATAAAAGTTACAGTCAGCTTGCATAGATCAAGCGGATCATGCTCAGCATTGACAAGTAGCGTCATTTATCTGATCCACCTGAATATCTTTGATGCCCCTTGGGAAGAAGGTCATTGTCTTGCTTGTAGTTAGGATTGGAAGGCCTTCCATTCCTTAGTAGATAAATGAACGCTTCGACCCGCTTCAGCCCCCATCTACTTCGGCTCATTCCCGGCGCATGAGATGTTGAGAACGCTCCAGCACCTCTACGAAACACTGATTTTAGTGCTGCCATTGATGCTTTGAATTCCGAATCTTTTTCATTGTGCTTCTGCATCAAATCACGGATCTGCCCTTCTGTTTCTTTGGAAAAGTCTAGATCAGAATTTGCCTTGGAAGCAGAACCTTTTGGATTCTCTTTGCTGCCCTTCCGTCTTTCATTTGATTTAGCAGGGGTCTTTCTAGGATCATTCTTGCCCGGCTTGCCATACTGAACTTCAGAAACATTTTCCTTCTTGCTGTCCGCCGAATCCATTTGATTGGCCACTTTATTAGCCCAAGTTCTTCCAGCATCAGAACCCCATAGGTTCCACGCTATCCAGCCAGCTGAATCAACTCCCCATCCTTCGCCCTTCTTGTCCACTTCGTGACGGGCAAAGTAACTTACCATGCGCTTAATTGTTGATGGAGAGAGTTCTGCCCCATTCATTAAATCCCTTGCACGGGCCACCCCTATGGCAGTTCCGCCCCTATTGTATTTCTTCCTTAGCTCAAGTCCACGCTTGGCAGCTTTACGCACAGAATCAGGAGGCGTAAAAGTTATGTGGCCATATTTACCATCGCCACTAGATTCTTGGACAGGCGCAACTGTTAATGGATCTTCAGGCTCTTGAGCCATTGGATCTTGCCCAGTTGGATCTGACCGTCCAGAGGAGTGAGGTGGCAGTTTTTGCGTCCCATGTAGTGAATCAGGGAATATTGAATTGATCTGGTCTTGAGGCATTAGCGGGAATGCAGCAGATGCAATTGATCTGCCAACTTCAACTGGAATCTGCCCAGTTGCTACCCTCATGACGATGCCTACCAGATTCTCAATTTGTAGTCCATTTAGCGCAGAATCAGACACTTGAGATGAATCCTCTTGTCCGGGTGCAATCTCAGATGCCATCTTCTCAGCTTGCTGCTCAATATTGCGCTGCTCTGCGTCGAAATTAAGGCCAAGCTCTTGGGTGACTGTCTGTGCAGACTTGATCCCCATAGTCATATAAGTCTGGTTGGCTTGAGAATCGGCAATCTTATCACGGGCCTCCACTGCTGGAGGAGTAACCATAACATCAATTACATCCAAGATGTTAATTGGCAATTGGCCCATTTCAGCAGCAGTACGAATTGCTTCACGGGCAATTCGCAAAAAGTATCGTCGATAAAAAGTCTGCATCCTAACGCAGTTGCGAAGGAATGGGGATTCAGCCGTCAAACTGGAAGCATAGTTGGCCCCAGCCACATTGGCAGAAGACAACCACTCTGGCGCATTGTGTCGATTACCAGCTGAGCGAAGTAGCGATTGGAAGATCTCTAGATGATCTTTTGCACTATCTGCTCCGGGTGGTTTCACATAATTCATTCCCTTTGGAATGTCTAAGAATGTTCCCGGCTCAATACGCTGATAGTCCGTTTGTCGCCCACTTGGCACATTGTTTACAGAGTAGTCAACCATGTCATCAACAAACGATTCAACTTGAGCAGAAGACGCTGCATCATGTTGACGCACGGCAGCAATAGCCGATTGAACTGATGCCCCTTCTCCCAAATTCTTGCGTAGCTTAGCCGAAGTAGAAAATGTATCTAGCGTATCGTAACTGAAATCGGACAATCCTCTCTTAATTGCCTTTGGAACATTGCACTTGATGTGGATAATCCTATCGGCTGGGACCATTTCCCCATTTACATTTCCAGCAGTAGCATCACGCTCCTCTTCGCCCTTTGGAGCGTTATAGTCGATGTAATAGCTGATTAGGTTGAATACATCGTCTGGATCAGTTTCGATCCCATATGACCAATGGGCAAAGTCTTCACCGGGTGGCTGATAAACTTGTTCCGGTTCAATTGTGCGAACTAATAACCGTCCAGAAGGTTGAGGGAACAGGCGGAGGAAGCATTCGCCATCTGTGCGAGAACGCTTGAATATCTCATCCTCCATCAGATCCCATTCATTCTCATTCAGGAATCTGTCGAGTACATCTTGGCATCGACGCACTGTGGATTCATCAATTTCAATTGTACCCTTGGGGGCGACACGATAATTGAATCCACTGCCAATGACATAACTGCATAGTCCATTAAGGAGTCCAATTGCATTTGGATTCGTAGTGGTAACCAATCGGGCTTGAGCCCTAATAATGGATAGCTGTTGTTCCGAATACCAGAATGGGAAATTCGACCCGTAACGCCGATCCTGTGGATTTGAGATTGGATAAGCGAACACGCCTCCATCACGGAAACGGTCAAGAAGATCGACATAATTACCAAGCCAAAAATCATTCGTGAGTACATTTTCACGCAAGTTCCTCTTGACACGCTTCCCATGCTCCTCTGACGGTTTTGGCGGAAGAAGGAAATTGATTATTTTTTGCCAAGTATTCATGCGATTATCCTTCTTGCCAAGGGAGCCCGCTTGCCATTCCAGATGGAAATCATAGTCCGTAATGCCATTTCCAAGGCATCAGGACCATCATCATGTTTCCCAAGCGGGAACTCACGCAGCTGTGCAACAAGGAGTCGAGTGCCTTCACTACGCTTGAATCGAATTAGTTTATTGGCGAGGTATGGCCCCAGCCTCCTAATACGCACATCTTTATTTATATTATTATAGATTTGCATGATTGGAATAGCATTTCCTTGCCTTTTTGATTCTTCAAGTATTTGCGTAGCTAGTAGATGCTGGAATTGGTTGGTTTCAATTCCAAGGCCATCCGGCTCAAATGCTTCAGCCTCTGCAACCACTTTGGTTACCATCGTCTCAGCATCCATGCGCTTTAATTCTGCATCGCAATAGATGATTCCATTACTATCACGGGCCAACTTGATAATTGCCGTATAGTCCCCATGCCGTGCATCTTTCCCCTTGGACGGGTCAACTGACATAGTCTTGATTTTAATGTTGGAATTCTTTGGCCACTCTTCAAACCAAATATGTTCACCGAAATGGGCGGATGGCCATTCTGCGCCCTCTTGATCGACGAATTCCCCATCTAATTCCTGATTAGCTTGCTTGTCAGAATATTGCTTGGCAACTGCCTTAATGAACTCTCCAGCGAGGAAGGGGTTCTGGGAGGTCTTGGATTTAAATAGCTCCGTGTTCTCCCGATCCCCTTTACCAAATACATTGTAAGTCCAATGGCTCATTCCCTTGGGCGTAAAGGTTGATGTTAGCCATCCAGCCTTTCCACCTTCCCGTAAACGCCCAATGCAAATGTTGAATACTTCTTCCTCCATGATGGATGCTTCGTCCATCCAGATCCCGCTAATGTTTGGTCCCCGCAGCTTTTCTGGATCGTCACCGGAACGGAAGATAATTTCTGATCCATTTGATAAGACGAGCCGGGGCGGTTGCTTCCATTTCTCCTTGATTATTTCTAGCTCTTCTCCCAGCTGATTAATTGTCCGCATTGTTGCGTCTTGGAGCATATTGTAGGTCGGGGAAATGACCATGTAGAGTCTGCCCTTGCCATCATCACTCATCGCCCGGCGTAGCAAATCGTAAGCTCCAACCCATGACTTTCCAGAACCAATGCCACCCACAAAGCCTCGATACAGGGCCTGAGAATGGTGGAAATCATATTGAACTTGATGCAGCTTGAAGGTCTTACTGATCGTCTCAGTCGCCTTCTTAGTAGTCGGATTCGACTTCAAGCTCGGACCCTTCGGTCTTGGCATCGCTGAACCCTTCTGGCAAGTTTGGCCGATAGTCCATTGCTGGATTAACCGTTACGGCAATTTGCTTCTGATTAGAATCAACAATTTCTTCGACTATCTGCAACCGGACTGTGGTTACATTGGATACCTCTTGACGCTCCACAAAGCCCCTCTCACGCCCCAAAGTGCGAAGAAGCATGGTAATCGCCCACTGCTCACCTTTATCGACCGCCTGCATCAATTTGGCTTCAGCCATGTCAAGGGTTTTACCCCGTTGATCCTTAACCGCTTCTTGTAATTCTGGATCATTATTGACCCGCTCAGCAAGCGTCTGATAATTAACGCTCAGTACATTTGAGGCAAGATAGAGTAATCCACGGCACTTAGTTATTGCTTCAATTATTTCGGCATTAGTTAGATTCTTAATTACATGACTTGTCTTCAGTCCAGCTGTTTTCTTATTCGCTTTGTAATTGATGAACTCTCCAGATTCAGAATCCAATCCGAGTATGTCCTTATTCATCTGGAAGTTACCCTTGAAATTTTTCTCCCAAAAAAATTAGGTTAGATAGTTTATGATATGAAATCAAGGCCAATTAGAAATGATGAAGATGTAGAAGGCTATAGTTTTTTATAGTCTAAATTTTGGGGGGGTTAAAACTATCAAATGCTATCACTTGATGATTTCCTGCTATCAAAATAAATTTAAAAATTATTTTTATTTGGCACGATATTTGATGGTAGCATAGTTAGTTAAATATAGCTTAGAACCTATACACTAACCTCACCCATTCTAATCTAATAATTAACTATA